GTATAGGGTGAATCTATAGTGGATTTTGTTAAACATGATTCTGGAGTGGCTAAAAGCCCATGTAGGCGTCATATTTATGGGGTGGCTGGAGCAACAGTCACCGCCCTAGTGCCTTCTGGTAAGCCGTTAGCTGAACGAGTTATTAGTTGGATTGTAGGTGTTATTTTGTGTAGCACTTTCAGCGCCAATGGTCTGTACCGCCCCTATAGACAATTTGACCAACTAACTTACGTGATAATGAAGCTATGAGTTAAGGTACATAGCTTCCAACTATAATTATTAACAACGGAGACTAAATGAACATGCTAGATCAGTTCTACGCAGTTCTGATCTATGTATGGTCAGGCTTAGACAAGTTGATCGTAGGTGCTGCTGCTACATCTTTTGTAGTGGCACTACTACGAACTAAGAAAGAGGATAATAAATTCTCGTTTATTGAAGCACTACTTTGTGGTATCTTTACAGCTATCGCATTAGTAGGTATGAGCTTCTTAGGCACATTAACAGGTATCATTGTACCTGAAACATTAACTGCTGGCGCTGCTCACGTAGTAGCTGGCTTTATCGGTTGGTACGGTACAGTGCGAACTATGAAATATTTAGAAGGAAAGGTTTCAAATGATTCTGACTAAAGACGGGTTTAGTATTATCCGTAATGAACTATTCGGAGGTAAGTTAGATCAAACTCAAGTAGATGCGATAAACTTTATTGTAGAGAAAGCTACTGAGTCTGGTTTATCTTATCCAGAGGCAGCCTATTTACTAGCTACCATTTATCATGAGACTGGTTTACCAAGTGGTTATCGAACTATGCAACCGATTAAAGAAGCTGGTTCGGATAGCTACCTTCGATCTAAGAAGTACTACCCTTACATTGGTTATGGTTATGTGCAGTTAACTTGGGAGGAGAATTATGGACGTATTAGTAAACTTATTGGAGTTGACCTGATTAAGAATCCTGAGAAAGCCCTAGAACCTTTAATTGCTATTCAGATTGCTATCAAAGGTATGTTGAATGGTTGGTTCACAGGTGTTGGATTCCGACGTAAACGTCCAGTTAGTAAATACAACAAACAGCAGTACGTAGCTGCTCGTAATATCATTAATGGGAAAGATAAGGCTGAGCTTATAGCGAAGTACGCTATTATCTTTGAACGCGCTCTACGGAGCTTATAGGAGGGTTTATGGACGGTTATGGTATAGGTGTTGAGGGTTGGGACTTTTAGGAGGATTCTATGGCAGGTAAGAAAACAGGGGCTAGTGTTAGCCGTCTATGCTTATTGCATGAGTTGTTGGTGGATATGTTCATTAAAGACATCCAAGATGCTATCGAAGGTGACTACCCTTTAGCATCTGCTGATAAGAACGTTATCGTTACTTTCTTAAAGAATGAAAGTATCACAGCCACACCTGATGCTGACGGTATGGAGAAATTAAAAGAAGAGTTAAAAGACTTATCCGAAGCACAACGTGCGAAGGTAGATGCTTTAGTAACACAAGTTGAATCAGGTCAATTCGATGATCTGTTAGGACCTATACAATAAGGAGTTGTTATGATTGATGCGACGTTCCGAGAACGCTTTAAAAGATTACGGGCACATGTTGCTCAACACAATGATAGACCAGAGTTAATCCCTAAAGAAGATCGTGAAATGTTCGCATTAATGTTTGCAGGGTTATTCCTGAGCTTCCGAGACTTTGCTGAGTTAGGTATGGCTTATCTCGGTTTTAAGATGTCGGAGATTCAGGATGACATTGCAGACTTCATGCAACATGGTTATAAGTACCGTATGGTGCAGGCACAGCGTGGGCAGGCTAAGAGTACCTTAGCTGCTTTATATTGTATCTGGAGGCTTATACAGCGCCCTAAAGACCGTTGTTTGATTGTATCTGCTGGTGGTGATCAGGCTGACTCTATTGCACTGATTATTACACGTATCATTAACCAATGGGATATTCTATGTTGGATGCGTCCAGATACGACCAGAGGTGACAGAGATAGTGCTAAGAACTATGATATTCACTGTGATCTAAAAGGTATTGATAAATCCGCTTCCGTATCATCTGTAGGTATTTCTGCACAGTTAGCAGGTAAACGTGCTGACTTTTTATTAGCTGACGATATTGAGGTTATGCGTAACTCTATGACTCAAACAGAGCGTGAGAAGTTAGCATTACAGACTCGTGAGTTCTCAGCTATCTGTATTCATGGTGACATTATGTATTTAGGTACACCTCAGACTAAGGACTCAATTTACCGTGAATTACCTCGTCGTGGTTTTAGTGTTCGAGTTTGGACAGGTCGTTACCCTACAAATGAAGAATTAGAACGTTATGGTTCGGGTACAGAGATTGCGCCTATGATCATGAAGCGTTTATTAGAAAATCCAGAATTACAAACAGGTGGTGGTATCGAAGGTAACAGAGGGCAACCTACTGACCCTAATCACATCGGAGAAGAAACCCTACAATCTAAAGAGTTGGACTATGGACCAGAAGGTTTTGCATTACAGTACATGTTAGATACAACATTATCTGATGAGATGCGTACCAAGATTAAACTATCAGACATTCCTGTGGTCGGTACAGGTACAGATTCCGCACCAGAGGTGGTTCAGTACAAATGTGATCCAACTACAGCATATAAAGAATTAACACCAGCAATGACAGCCTTTCGCATGTATTGGGGTATTGGTTCTGATAAGTCTGTACCATTTGAACACAAGGTTATGATTATTGACCCTGCTGGTTCTGGTGGTGATGAGATTGCATTCGCTACAGGTGCAGCTACTAACTCTTATATCTATCTACTATCGGTAGGTGGTTTTAAGGGTGGTACAAAAGAAGAGAACTTGAATAAGGTTATCATGAAGATGGTTACGTCTGGTATTAAGGATTTAGACATTGAACGTAACATGGGGCATGGTACTGTTACTCAGTTAGTTGTAGCTCAAATTGAGAAATTGCGTTTAAAGGCTTCTAAAGGCTCACAGGACGAAGATTTCCTTGAACTGCTACAATCCTACGGGGTTACTCATTCAGAGCTTAATAGCGCGCTCTCAGGCGTTGCTGTGAACGATTATTTCGTTACTACTCAGAAAGAGCGTCGTATCATTGATACTATCTCTCCTGTGACTCGTCGTCATAAGTTAGTAGTGACAAGTTCAGCTATTCAAGAAGATTGGGAATACTGTTTACAACATCCTATGGAAAAGCGTAATCAATATAGTTGCTTCTATCAGCTAGGTAACATTACTTACGATAGAGGTAGTCTGGTACATGATGACCGTGCTGACTGTGTACAACGGTTAGTAGAACGTCTATCACCATTCTTAGCTAAAGATGATGAAGCTGGTGCAGTTAAACGTCGTGAGGAAGAGATTGCAGAGTGGAGACGTAATCCTATGGGTTACACACATGGTAAGTTCGCTAATACTGGTATGCGTAGAGGTTCGGGAACTACTAAGAAGTTTGGAGGTCGTCGTAGATGACAGAACAAGAAATTAAAGAAAGACTAACTCGTAATTGGTTAGTCATCAATGCTGCTAAGCAGTTAGTACTATTCGTAAAGGAGAAATTAAATGAAGGTAAATCTATCAGCACTAAAGAAGATCAAGCATAGTGATGCAGTTAATGTAGTAAGCACTCTAGGAACAATCGTAGAGAGCGCTAAGGCAGTTAATTCTGTTCAGGAGTACAAAGGTAGGGACAAGGTTAATAAAGGGCTATCAGGAGCTTCTAAAGCGCTAGATATAGCTGCTGTTATTCTTAACATTCTAAAGTAGTTACTAAGGACTGTTGGTGACTTATGTGGGGAAGGTTCTCTTGCAAGTTATAGTTGAATCCAAAATTTGACATATATTTGTGAAGGGGTCTCTCCCACCTAACCCGTCCCGTTTACTCCCCCATACCACTTTTCTTGAGGAATTTCTTGGAACTCTCTTATCAAGAGTCCTTATCAGTATCTATAGGATACAGTAGAGCTATCAAGCATATAACTACGCATGTTATACCTATCCAGAAGTGCATATCAATCATAATAGTATTCCTTATCCACTTTATGGAATGCATCTTATCAACTATCTCAGCAGTTGTCTATACCTTTCTTAATATATTTATATAGAACATCACTCGGAGAGTGTACAGTGCTAGGAAGATCACTTATCAGTACTTATCAACGTATATAGGAAGGTTCTAGGTTCTTTCTCGGAACGTCTGTATTGGTTCGGTAGCTTGCCTCTATGCATTTCTTCTATACCTATATCTATTGTTCTATTAGTTCTTTCTTTCTCTCCTTTCTATATTTATTACTCTACTACTTCATATCATAGCTCTGATCACTATTCTTATATCTATATTCTTATTACTTTCTTATATAGTTCTTATCTATACGTTCTTATCAGTATTATATAGATAGTTCTATATTCATATTCTTATATTAATATTTATAAGAAGTTTTATTGTAGTTCTTATTCTATTCTATTCTATGAGTGTAACTTCAAATATTATCTATATATATCAATCACTTAATCTACCCCTGAAAATAAGTTTATAGATGTACAGAAGTATTAGTATTGATTAATTTATGATCACATGAATAAATTATTTATAGCAAGTGCTTGACGTATAAATTCTAGCGTATTACTATGAACTCATACCAAGCGATGACGAGTCCTTGAGTTACTCTTTAAAGTATTTATTCGTTAGTTCTTATCAGTGTATCAATCAATACAGTGGTGGACACTATGAGGCAATTAGCAGATCATATCAATAGTACGTACCTATCAAAAGATGTACACTCTGATGGTAAGTTATGGGTTATATTTAATCACGATGGTAAAGACTACCAACGAGAGGTTAAGTTTAAACCCTTTAGTAATTTCCCAATTGAGTACATTAATTTCAAAGGTAAACAGTACCAAGTGAATACTGTTAAAAGTGCGTCAGCTTAGGCTGATACACTGATAAGAATTAAATTGAATAAATATGAAATTAAGTGTTGACAACTAAATCAAACATGGTTAAGATGGCAACTATAGCAAACGAGCTAGGCTAGAGACAGAAGCTTCTTAGAGGTGGATGTTGAAGGTGAATTGTAAGGCAGTAGCAAGCCGTTAATGATGTAATGTGCTACATAGGCGGTGTAAGGTAAGCCAGAACAAATTACCTGAGCGGTGTATCCCGTTATCGAGCCGATATTCGATAGATGTACTGAGTCCTTTAAGGATAAACTTATTACTTAGGTAGTAAGCTCTTATCCAACTAGGCTTTAAGGCGTTAAGTCTTTAATAATTCCGTAAGGATTTATATAGTTGTATTGGCTGCACTAACAACCGATACAACGCTTATAAATCTTTCTAACCACGTACTAAGGAGTACAAATGTCTAATCTTAATATGCCACTAGCTGTATTACGTCCAGAATTGACTGCGGAACATAAAGCTAAGTTTAAACAGCTAGGCTTTAATGAAATCGATATGTCGATGGAAGGTGAAGTATCTTTAATACTGACTGACGATGGTGCGGGCAAAGGTGAACGTGCTTGGACTATAGGTGCGCCTGCTTTCCTTATTAAAATGCAAGTTGCAATGGGTAATGGTACAATATTTGACACTGTAGACGACTTAATTGCAGCGTTAGATGCTGATACACCTAAAGCATAAGTTTGTATATAGCATGATTACTTAGTGATCATGCGCTTATACATTCTGTCTAACACAACATAGGTAAACACTATGAATCTATTAACCACTGTTGAAGATATTAACAAAGCAATCGCATCTATCTCTAAGCGTGGTAAGCAATTGGATAACGACATCCATGTAGCTGGTGTAAGTTGTCTTAAGCACTGTGATGCGCATGGCGATAGCACTTTGTTGGATAAGCTAGTTCAAGCTATGCCTAAAGGTTCACGCAAAGCAGCGTTCTGTGAATGGGCTTTAGCGTATGGCAATGTACGTATGCTTGACCGTGAGAACAAAGCAGACAAGAGTGCTATTGAACAAGGTCGATTGTTCGCTAAGGATAAGTCTAAAACTTATGATGAAGCTGGTGCTATTGCTAACCATTGGGTAGATTTTAAACCTGAACCCGACCTGTTGACGACTTTCGATGTTCATGCTCAAGTGGCTGCTCTTATTAGCAAGTACAATAAAGCGATTAATAAAGGCGTGGATATTGAGGGTAAAGCGGATGCAGCTAAAGAGTTGCGTACATTGTTAAGCCAATTGGAAGTAGAGGTGTAATATGGAACCTACTGTTAAACAACTGCAAGACACTATTGCACAACTTAATGAAGCACTAGATAATTGGGACTATGTTGTAGTGCAAGATGGTGCGCTAGTACAGTTACCTATCACTAAAAAGGTGGTAGATGCTGATCGTGGTCTATGTTTCTCATTCTTTAGGAATTATCCTGACTGGTTTGTTGATGAAATGTGGGATCAATTAAAGAATCCAGAAGGTACGTGGTTATACCCTGTTGGAGGTCGGGAAGAGTTTTATACTACTCGTAACCGATGGGCTAACCCTAAACGTAAGGAATTAGCTGAACGTTGTGTCCCGTACTTACAAGCTAAACTTGAAGCTGCATTGCTTAAGGAAGATGATACATGTTCTTAGGATTACCTTTTTCACTTCTGGTATGGCGTATATTTAGCTGCTCTCGTTGTTGTATTAGCTGAGATTGCAGCACGACAAAAAAAAAGGTAAACACTATGACGGACCGTAAATACGACTACCAATCACATGCACACATACCTAGATGGGTCACTGTGAAGATTGTACCTTATCAAATGTCTAAGGTTGTTATGATTAAATCGTCTAAACATACAGACTGGAAAGACTATCGAGCGCTCAGTCCTAGTTACTCTCATGATTGGTTAGATCATGAGATATTAAACGACAAAGATTTCCTTGCACATTTGGAGCGTTTAGATGACAATACTTGAACAAGTCTTTGTATTCTTCCTATGCGTAGCTGCTGGATGCATCCTCTCTTATTTTATCTGTAAGGATTGTTAATATGTCACATATAATCTATGGTATCGAACCTATTATGACTGTAATTGCTCAGTGTCTGGAAGAAACCTTGTTATTACAACAAGGACAGTACCCTATACACTATTCAGCTAATGCGGAAGAAGTTCCTAGCACAGGTAAACAAGTGCATGCTATGTGGTTATGTGCTAAGAACTTTGGTTCGCCTTTCCTTGTGTATAGCGGTGCTAACGATGCAGATAAGTTATATTTAAGCCCACAAGTAAACTTACTGTACCGTGCTGTACACGATCATGATCACGCATTTGCTTACGAACTTGGTCGTGGTACAACTAAGTACGAAGACGAACGTTATCTTAACTGCTTAATGGCTAAACGATGTTATGAGTTTGCTTTAGCTAATAAAGACATTGTGTTAGCTATGCAAGTGTTCTTTATAATGTACCATGACACTGTGGGGCAAGTAGAATACTTTAAAGATAAGGGTACTTTCTGCGAAGACCAACGTGCGGAAACAGCACGAAGACTAGATGAATGTGCAGGTTATCGTGCATTGAAACAGGGTCGTACTCGTATTGCTAAAGCGTATATGTTAGGTTATATGGGGCAATGTGGACTATGAAGAATACTTCATCGCATGTTAGAGACACCTATAAAGAGTTAGCTTCTCGTATATTTGGTGTACCTATCAATCAAGTAACACCTGAGCAACAAGCACAGGCTAGGTGCTGGACTTTCGCGTTTAGATATGGACATGCTGGTCCACCTAGTAAATCATTTGGAGGCTTTAATGGTTAACGTACTTACAACTGGTTTATTCTGTTTAACGTATGCAGTGTTGTCTGCATATGAATGGTTAGCTAATCCTAACAAGGAAGAACATGAGCATACTTGAGTGGCTGTTTGTGATCCACTACTTTATAGGTGCAGCGCTGTGTTTCTCTATATTGGCGATACCTATAGCTAATAAGTGGAAATGTATTATTCTATTCTATTTCATTCTAGCGATACCAGTGCTTAGCTGGTTATCTGAAAGTAAATTAAGGTGACGTTATGGACGTAAGACTTCAACAAGTTATTGAGCAGTACAAAGATAAGACCACACCGATTAGATTGTTCTATATGGATGATGATGGTACTGATTGGTTAGAGGAAAGTGGTTGTATCGGTTATGTTGTTTATCCACAAGGTGCGGTATCTGCCCATGACTTTGAGTTAGTAGGTGCTGGGACTGTACTACATACTGCAATCGGTAAGGTTGTTGATGTGCAGACTGGACGTATTCTGTATCAGCATGGGAAGTACCAGAATCCAAACTTATATGTGTACGGTAGTCACCTACAAGGATGGAATGTAAAGACTCCTGACGGACGTGTGGTAGCGTTCTATCGTACAAAAGGACCAGCTACTCGCTTAGCTAATTACTTGAATGGGGTAACTAACTCTATCTAGTATATTTATAGCAGCATTCTACATGGATGCTGTTAGTAAATATTCTCAACAACTCTAAAGGAGTTATACAATGACTAAACGTAACGCTTATCCTGTTGGTAAATTTGATAATGTAGAGTGGATAGGTAATCCTATCTATAACCATAAAGTAGAGCAGGTACTACGTGCTGTATTGCTAGGCGATTCGGTGTTAAATGGTTTACACAATGTAGCTGCTAAAGCTGGTGGATTCACTTACAACCAACAACCTACAGACCATGTTCGTGTAGGTAAGAGTACTGTACGTGGTTGGTGTTTCGAACCTACAACAAACAGCTTCTTAATTCGCTTAGGTGTTAAACCAAGTGCTTTGTTACTACGCTTAGCCCAACAACATCTTAATGGTGTAATGCTGTTACGTGAACAAGGTGAGGACCTATTCATCCCATTCGCTGCGTTATATCAAGCTGCATATTTAGCAGTATTTAAACCTGAGTTACTTAATAAAGAACTCAATGAGTATGTTAGTAAACACGGTACACCTAAACATTTCGCTGTGGAAGTAAAAGGAGCTAAATAAGATGACTACTGAAAACAAATATCCTGATTTCTGTGTTGCTAACTATTCACCTGAACACTTTAAGGCTACTAAGAAGGTGTTAGCGGACTGTGGTATTGCGTTACGTTACATGATGCCAAAGGAAAGTTATGAACAGCATGACCCAGATAATCCTAAAGGTATTCGAGTTAAAGGCAACGTTGCTACAGTGTGTGTTACCGATGGGGGTTTTGTACAAGCTAAGGCAGGGACCCCACTTACAATTAAAACTCGAAACATCTATCGACATGTAGGTAAACTAAACATCTTTGATAGTGCAGAACTAATAGATTATTCACCTAATACTAAGAGCATTGAGCTTAAGCCTGTGGTTGAATATAACCCATTTAGTGTAAAGACATCGCTGTTTAAGAAGTTCTTAATTACCCTTAAGGCTATCATCAATCACTTTCGTTAATAGGTAGAACATGTCAATTAAAGGTTATAGTGTTACACAAGCTTATATTGATGAGCTTCAAGAACTAACTAACTATGAACAGCGTAAGCGTGAACAACGTGAGCGTAAGAATATTGTAAAAGAGCGTAAGCTAGATCGTCGCTCTAAGCGTGAGGCTAAAAGAAATGCGTGGGTATAATTATATTGCGGTGATCGGGTTTACCGTACAGTACCGAATGGTTTAATACCAAAAGGTACTAAAGATACTGTAGGTTCTTGTCGCATGGATGACACGGTGCAGGTACAGTTCGATAATGGACGTACATGGTACTGTCATAGTAAATTTATTAAACCTTTAGTGGGAGTAGTCGGATGAAATTCGGTAAAGTTAAAGTAGGTATGCGTGTTCGTATTAAGAATAATCCTAATGGTAATCTTGCTGAACCAGAGAACTTAGGTGCAGTAGGCACAGTTAGTTATAAAGAACCAGCAAGTTATACTGGTAAGTTAACAGTGCTAATCAATTTTGGAAATGGTATTATTGATTGGGTTAATCACAAGAACTTGGAGGAAGTTAAAGATGAAGCGTAAGAATTGTGTTGCAGGTCAGTGTGTTCAAGTTAAGAAGAAGGAACAGACCAATGGGTGGTTCCAAGCACGCTATCGTGGTCAATTCGGCATCATTAAATATTTAGATGATGATGGTGATGTGCATGTTGAGTTCGGGGATGGTTCTCAAGATTGGGGTAAGCCTCATGAACTTAAGAAGGTGAAAGGAGATGCTTCATAGCAGTGAATGGTAGGAGGTAGTATGGATTGTATTGATCACGATATGGCTGGTGATAAAGACGGTTACGGTAGCACTTGTGCGCATGAGTACAAAGGTGAACGTAACAAACTAAAGCTACATAGATTAGCTTATTGTCGAGCGAATAACTTACACATTAAAGATATTGATGGGAAGGTTGTTATGCACAAATGTGATAATCCTAGATGTATCAACCCTGCACATCTTGTTTTAGGCAGTATTACAGATAACAATAGAGACCGTGTATATAAAGGACGTTACTGTGGCGCACAATCCATATGTGCCAAGCTTGCTGCTGAGGATATAGCGTTCATTAGAACACACTATAAACCACGTAGTAAGGTTTGGAATACAATTACACTTGCTAGGAAATTTGGTGTAGCGCATCAGACTATTAGTATGGTAACCCGAAATATACGTTACAAGGAGCAGGTTGGTGTTACACAAATCTGAATGGCTTTGACCTCGCTCAAGCCGTACCATTGGGTCAGAAACGTAGGGTATGGCATGGAGCAGAGCAGACTAAAGCAATGGATGTTTATAACAACTTAGACAGTTGGTCATGTTGGTGTCATCGTTGTCATGAAGGTGGTAAGGTCTGGAAGACACACTTAGCTAGGGAGACGTTAGTTCAAGCACCTGTTATTAAGCACTTCTTGAACTATAAGCAGCTATGTACGCTTACAGAATTAGCGGAGAAGCACGAAAGTAAGTACAGCCGTATGGTTGTACTACTCCAAAGCAAAGGTGTCTCTACGACGATTCTACAGCCATATAGACCTATGTATAATTTAGAGGATGATCGGTTAGTATTTAGCTTTGAAGGTGTTGACATCGGTAGAGATTGTACTGGTGTCTCTCCTATGAAGTGGTATAAGTACTATAAAGAAAATCCCAAGAGCTTTGTGTACTTACAAGGCAAAAATCAATTCGATACACGAGAGCCTGTGGCTGTTACTGAGGATTTGTTTTCAAGTATGAAGATAAAACACTACTCAGGTTGCAGTGCAATGTGTTTACTAGGCACTAATTTTGAAGATGAAAAACTTAACTTCTTATCATCACGTAAGCCAGTTCTTGCATTGGATGGCGATATTGCAGGACAAACTGCTGAAAGGCTTATTAGTAATCGTCTTAGTCTTTTTGGCGTACCTTATTTACGAGTAAACATCCCTGATGGGTATGACCCTAAAGATTTAAAACCTAATGAAATCAAACAATTATTTGGAGCTATCTAATGTTATACAACGGTATTAATATTGACGTAAACGCTGAACAACACAAGGTTATTGTAGACTTCTTAAATAGTCAAGGAAATAAAAAATTTAAATCCCTGAAACCTTATGGTTCAGACGGTGTTAATGTGGAGATTTGGTGGGATGTTGGTGTCAGTCATCCTGAGTTCTCAGGTACAGACGGTCTAATTTTGAATGCGGATGGTAGCCGTAACATCGTGACAGAGAATAGTTACGATGCTAAATCTCCTGATGACTTCATCAACGCCTTCAACCATTGGAAAGAACATGGTGCACTTGACTCGGAGGTATTTAAGTAATGGCTATTATATGTGTTATTCCTAAGACGGATGCGGAGTGTAATCAGTTAGTGTCGTTATTACACTCTAAGAATATCCGAGAGATATCGGTAGCTAAGGTTCACACAGTTAAACCTAATATGTCTGTATGTGTCTGGTCTAGTCTGCAAGAATATGAGTTCGGACGTAATGATGGTTTTGAAGAATGGTGTCATACACACTTAACAGTAAACCAATTAGCTAGTAAGTTGAAATAAGTAGGAAATTTTATGTCTGACCGTGAACCAATTGATCGGAATGTGTTACATGCACTGAGTGATAAGAAGCGTTTCGATCTTCTTTATACGTCTGTACCTAAAGATATGTTAGACGCTAACACAGTCCGATTACTGGATTGGTTTGGTGTTTACTTTAAGGAGTATCCAGAACATCAATATGTAGATTGGTCTGCATTTGATACGCTGGTAAAACTTAAAGGTAACATGACGAAAGAGCAAATCACTGCTATGGCTGCACTAACTACTTTACTACGTAAGCCTGTGAGTGATGATATTATCAAGAATACTTGTGATCAACTTGAAGTACTAAGGTTCGAAGGTGAAGTCGGTATGATCCTTAAGCGCTTCCAGAGCGGTGAGGAGATCGACTTAGCAAGTGAGCTTGAGGTAGCTACACAAACACACAAACAACGCGTTACAACGCAAGTAGAAGCGCTTTGGTGCGACACAGATATTGCAGAGTTAATTGACTTATCTGCTGATGATAGTGGTTATAAGTTCGATTGTTTACCTGATGTTATCTGTGATGATCTTAAAGGTGTAACTGCTGGTAAGAACATTGCACTAGCTATGCCTACCAACGCAGGTAAGACATCATTGTTCTGTGCAATTGCTAAGTCATTTGCAGTACAGCATAAGGACTTGGTAGAAGCTGGTGAGGTAGAGTTCCAGCCTATCTTGTACTTAATTAATGAAGGTACAGCAGAGGACATTATGCCTCGTGTATATAGTACAGTGCTTGGTGTTGATAGCAGTAAGCTGTTCGAAATGCGTAAAGAGTTAGGTGGTGATGGTTTACGTGAGGCTTATAAGAAAGTAGTTGGACGTATTGATGCTATTCGATTAGTGAATATTCATGGTGCAACAACTGCTGATGTTAATAAGTTAATCAGTAAACATAAACCATTCTGTGTAATTACAGACATGACTGGACGTATTCGATGTGTAGGCGCTCAAGCTGCTAACGATGTACAGCAGTTAGAAACGGTGTGGGATACGATGCGACAGTTCGCAGCGATTCATAAGATGATCCATATCGGAAGTATTCAGGTGAGTGCTGAGGGTATGGATATGCTATTCCCACCACTATCTGCATTACAGAACAGTAAAACAGGTGTACAAACTACACTTGACTTAGCCATCTTTGGTGGTGCTTGGATGCAGCCTACAGAGGATATTGAGTACCAACGTGGTATCAGTACACCGAAGAATAAACTTAAACGTGCAGGTAAGAAATCATACCTCAAAGCTGAGACATTCTTTAACCCTGACTTAAACACTTGGAAATGATTATGAATAGATTTGATTCAATTGAGGAATACTTAGCTAAGACTAAGAACCCTGTGCAGCTTGTCAAGCACTTTGAAGAAGTACCTGAAAGTAAGATTACATATCCTTTAATTGGTCAGATTAAATATGATGGTGTTTATATTCTGATCGTTATGCATAATGGTATTCCTAAAGCTTATGGTCGTACAGGTAAGGAATACTACAGAGAGCTTTACGAAACTGATTACTTCATGAGCATCTATGGTTTAACTGATGGTGTTTACATAGGTGAGCTAGTTGCGCCTACAATCACGTTAGAGGAACTTTCTGGTCTAGTAAGTACTAACCGTAAGGCAGCGTGGGGAACAGCCGATATAGAGGCAATGGAGCAATCCTACGTGATGTTACACGACTACTTGCACTTTGATGAGTTCTTAGCTGGTGGTTCTGTGCGTTATTATACTGACCGCTATGCAGAGTTATCACGCATCCTAGAGATTGCTCAATGTAGTCTATACCTTGTAGATAATGCAATCATTAGTTCTAAAGAAGATGTTGAGCAATACGCTGATGCACATATTAAGTTAGGTCACGAAGGTGCTGTGTTTAAACAAGACCTTGATTGGGTAGCAGGTCATAAAGGTTATCGGGCAATGAAGATTGTTCGTGGTCTTCATCTTGATCTACTTTGCGTAGGGGTTGAGTATGGTAAAGGTAAACGTGCAGGTCAAATTGCTAAGCTTAAATTCTCTTATAAGGGCAATGTGTTCTCCGCAGACTTGGGTAAAGGATGGACCGATGAGCGTCGTAAAGCACTTACGTTAGCACATCAATCTGGAGTAGGTACTACGGTATTTCCAGATAAAGGAAAAGGAAGTACGGAGTATCCACCTGTAGGTAAGATTTGGGAAGTTAAAGCACTTCAAGAATCAAGTACAGGTAAAGCATTAAGATTACCTAAAGTGGTTCGGATACGTGAAGATAAGGAGGAACCTGATGCTTGAATGGTGGAATGCTCTTGAAGGGTGGCAACAAACACTACTGTTTATATCTGTAGTAGTGTTCCTAATTAGTCGTTAATTGGGTACTGTAAGTAACTGATTTAGTAGTTAGTTATTTGAAGTTACACTAATAGAAGGAGATATAAATATGATATTAAATATTATAAATATAACTATAATAATATACATAGGTAATATTATAGTATTCTTATTTATACTTCTTCTTATAAATATACTTAAAGGTAAATAATATGGAGGTACTATGCTAACCGACTGTATAGATCATGGTAAAACTAAATCACTAAGTCCCGAAGGTTATGTTATGGTACTTAATCCATATAAGAAACCTAGAATTAGTAGACTACATCGCATTGTATACTGTCAGTCTAATAATATACATATGCAAGATATTGAAGGTTTAGTTGTGAGGCATAAGTGTGATAACCCTAGATGTGTTAATCCTGAGCATTTAGAGATCGGCACACTTGCGGATAACAATAAAGATCGTGCTAAACGTGGTCGATCTGCTAAGGTTGTACCTTCGAAATATAAGCTTACTACTGAGGATATATCCACTATACGTAGTAGGTACATTAAAGGTAAAGCAGGGAAATATAACCCTAATGGCTATGCTGCATTAGCTAAGGAATATAACGTAGATGAGAAAGTTATATACAACGTTGTAAAACACAAAGGTAGATATGCATGAAACATAATTGGATTATTCTGGATTTTGAGGTGGAGAACTATGAGTACTGTGGATCACTGGCTAGTCCACATTGCCCTGAGAACTATGTAGTAGCTGCTGGTTGGGCGTGTGATAATGGTCCAGTTAAATCCGAATATTATACAGAACCTAATCAATGGGCAGCATCTACAGCATTTGATGAAGACTTATTAAACTCTAAGGTATTAGTAGCACACAACTTATCTTTTGAGCTACATTGGTTACTTGCAACTAAGTTTGAACTTATTAAGAAGTTCTTAAATAATGGTGGTCGTGTATTCTGTACTCAATATGCAGAGTTCTTAATTACACATCAAACTGAAATGTATCCTAAGCTTGAAGATTGTTCTATTAAGTACGGTGGTACTAAAAAGATTGATGCGGTTAAGTTACTTTGGGAACAAGGTTATAAGACTTCTGAAATCGACCAAGCATTATTAATGGAATACTTAGCTGATGAGCATAGTGGTGACGTAGCGAATACACGTCGAGTATGTTTTGCTCAGGTAGCGTACATGCAAGAAGTCGGTATGTACGAAATGGCTAAGATGCGTATGGATAGTTTATTATTTAATGCTATCGCAACCTATAACGGTTTGTACGTAAACATGGATGTAGCTAAGAAGAACATGGACGAACAGTACAAACGTATTGCAGAGTTACAAGAGGATGTTCGTAGTTATCTACCGAAAGATTTACCTGCTGAGTTAGAGTTCTCATTCACTTCTGGTTATCATATGAGTGCGTTCTTATTTGGCGGTACGATTACCTACGATAAGAAAGTTCCTTACGACCCGCCTAAGTTTGTTAAAGGAGAATACTATGTATTTGGAGAATGAGTTCAAGTTAGAAGGCGAACAGCTACGTTCGCTACGCTCAGGTAAGATCGTTAACGGTTACTTAAATAACGTCGGGTATCTAGTAGTCGCTGTAGGTAAGAAAAAGTATCTGTACCATAGAGTGAAGTTCTATCTAGCACATGGTTACTTACCAAAAGTTGTAGATCATATTAATGGTCAACGCACAGATAATCGCCTAACCAACTTACGTGCAGCTACTTACTCATTAAACAACCACAATACGCATAACCGTAAGAATGCTACAGGTGTCAAAGGTGTATATCTTAAACACAGATATGGAAAGACACGCTACCGTGCTAAAATTGTAGTGCAAGGTAAGGGTATTGAATTAGGGTTATTTGATGTATTAGCTGACGCAAAAGCAGCTTATGATAAAGCAGCAGAGAAATATTATGGTTAAAATTAAATATGATCCAGAGAACCCACTAACACCAGAACAGATTGAAGATTTAGAATCTAAGTACGGGAAGTTACAACGCTACAAAGCTGGGAAGTTTAAAGGTCTACCTAAGATACAACGCTTAGATACAGATCAACCTCTCCTTAAATGGGGTAAAGGAACATACCGTTTTGAAGGTTTGGTAAACTTCAATGAACTACCTAAGCATGTATCTGAACAGTTCACAGGTGATCGTGCAGAGTTCAAAGGTAAGCGTGTACATACAGCTTGTGGTACTCCTGTGTATTCAACAGGTGATGATGCTTTAGACTTAGTAGCTAACTTCACAGAAGCAGCACAGCCATTACGTGACATGAAGAAGTTAATCAAAGATACCACGACATATTATCTTGTTGAAGATGATAAGGGTAAGCAGTCGGGTATGCTTCAATATGTTGAACCCAATGGAATCATCCATCATCAACTAAACAACTGTGCAACCGTTACAGGTCGCTTATCAGGTTCTCGACCGAATATGCAGAACATTCCACGAGACGGTACATCTAAAGTTAAACAGATGTTCGAATCGCGTTTCGGTAAAGAAGGACGTATTGTTGAGGTCGATTACTCAGCACTTGAGGTCGTAGCATTAGCTAGTATCTCAGGAGATAAGAACTTACTTCAACAGTTGATTGATGGTACAGACATGCACTGCTATCGTTTAGCAGGTGCTTTAGGAGAAGATTATGCAACTGTGTTTGAGAAGTGTCATGATAAGTCTCATCCTGAACACAAGAAATACAAACAACTACGTACCGACATCAAGCCTCGTGCCTTCGCTAACCAATACGGGGCTTCCGCTATGGGTATTAGCTTCTCAACAGGATGTTCACTTGAAGAGGCTGAACAATTTAAAGAGACAGAGCGTAAGTTATTTCCAGAGTCTTTCACATACGCTGAACGAGTTGTACGTCCGCAAGTCGAACAAAACGGACTCACAGTCCCGATGGAATCAGAACTCGTTAATGGTGTATGGAAACACTTCCGACGTGGATTCTTTAAAGCTAACAGTGGAACCTGCTATAGCTTCCGTCAATTTCCCAAATACGTTAAAGGCGTAGGTGAGAAATATGACTACAAAGATACCCAGCTTGCGAACTACTTCTGTCAAGGAGAAGCATCCCTTATTGTTCAAGCGGCATGTGGTAGAGTTATCCGCGAGCTTATCCTTCGTAATTTTGCTGATGGGCTTGTGTTACCTATCAATACTGTACATGATGCTTGTTACCTTGATTGTGCAAACGAAGCCTTAGCCAATGAATATGGTAAACTTGTAAAAGAGATCATGGAATCAACACCGAAATATATGGCAGAGATTATTCCAGCGCTTAAAGAATGGCGCTACGACACGACACCTTTTCCAGCGCAAGCTGAGTATGGTATAAATATGATGGATAAAGTGGATGTAACTTAGGAGGTATTATGTTTAGTGAAGAACTACATACATTGTTTCAGTATGATCCCAACACAGGCACTATTACACGCTTAGTCCGTATGGGTAATTACTCCGCAGGTACAGTGTGTGGTGGTGTAGCCTTGAATGGTTATCTAGTAGTAACCTATGCAGGGAAACAGATGCTAGCTCACAGGCTAGCATGGTTCTTACACTATGGCAAAGAACCTCCGAAGTGCGTTGACCATATAAACCAATGTAAGACAGATAATCGTATCTCTAATCTTAGAGCAGCGAATCGTAGTCAAAACCAATGTAATATTCCAGTAAGTCAACGCTCTACTACAGGTATCAAAGGTATTATGTCTGTACGTGGCGGTAAGCTATTTCGTGCAGAAGTATGCTTAAACGGTAAACGTTATCAGAAACACTCGAAAGATATTGAGGTACTAAAGCGTTGGGTAGTAACCAAACGTGAAGAACTTCACAAAGAATTTGCAAGCCATTAATACTCAGGAGTTTAACTATGAACGCATTATTAGCACAAGCAGCAGCAGCAATCGAAGCAGGTAAAGTACAATTAGACATGACGGAAACTACATCAGGTGGTTTTGAGAAACGTCTGTTAGGTGAAGGTACAGCGATTGTACAGTTCACACAATATATTGATCATGGTATTCAGAAACAGAAACCATTTAAAGGTCAACCTAAGAAACCAGCTAAGACTGCTTCTTTAGGATTCCACATCCTTGCAGGTATCGGTACTCTTCCCGATGGTACAAAAGAACCATACGTACAAGATGGTAAGCTTGAAAAGATTCGTACACGATTTGACATTGCATTACACCAAAACGAAAAAGCTGGTGCTGTTAAAATCTTCAACGCATTGAACTACGCTAAGGATGCAACACACTTTGTACAGAAACTTGGTAGCATTTACTTATTATCAATTGGTATTGAGAAAGGTAAAGACGGTAAAGAATATAACACTTATGACTTCTCTCAACTACAGAAGCCAATTGCTAATGCAATGACTGGTGCTATGTATGAAGCAGGTAAGGATGGTGTAGCAGATACACCAGCAGAAGAATATCAATTGTTCTTGTGGGATGCACCTACTAAAGAACAATGGGATTCAATCTTCATTGAAGGTGAATACGAGAAGAAAATTAAGGATGCAAATGGTAATGAGGTTGTCGAGAAGAAAAGTAAGAACTTCATCCAAGAGAAAATCCGTAGTGCTACTAACTTTAAAGGTTCACCAATCGACCTATTGTTGATTAGTCAAGGTGAGGATTTACCAGCACTTGAGGCTGAGGTGGAAGAAGCAGACCCTAATGATCAACATATTGAGGAAGATAAGGCAGATATTCCTGTGGTCCCAGCAGCAGACATCCCAGCAGTTCCAGCCGTTTAAGTCTACTTACAACCAAATTATAAGCCTCCTTCGGGAGGCAACCTCTAGGAGATTACATGTACACTTATATCGAAGATGAAGACTTTCAACCAGCAACACCAATGAATTGCCCTAATTGTGGATTAGTAGCAACTTATACTGGAACTTGTCATTATTGCGGGGAGAAGTGCGAATGAGTTTAAATATTAATAAACTTTAGGATGTTTGTATGAATAGTATCCTATCACGCTTTGGCGTAACCTCAGACAGTATCTCTAAAGTGGATACGTATAAAGCAGGTCATCAAGGAGATGTGTTATTACATGATGGAGATAGCGACTGCTACTATGTATGCACTCAGTATCGTAAGATGCAAACTATTCTTAATAACTTCGAGATTGCTATTCAGGAAAAGATGTTCTTAACAGGTGCGACAACTGCACGAGTTCATTTAACTCCAACGGGTTGTGCTAAGAACGGACGGCATTTACTGAATACAGTTAAACCATATCAAGGCAACCGCGAAGGTAAACAAAAACCTGCTAACTTAGAAGAGTTACGCAATATTGCACCCGAGTATTTCAAAGATCATCCTACAATCAAGGTGTTCAGTCATTATGATATTGAAGCCGATGACGCTTTAATGATTGACCATTATCACTATCAGAATGGTATCTTAGTAAGTGCGGATAAGGATTTACAAATATCTCCACACAAATCCTATAACATGGATGAAGGTAAATTTGAAACACTACTTAAAGGTGATCGTTTTGGATGGATTGCTAAGAAAGAGTGGTTGACACCAAGTTTAAAACCCGCATCTAAAATTGTTGGTAAAGGTACTCGTTTCTTTTTAGCACAGATGATTATGGGGGATGTCGCGGATAATGTTAAAGGGTTGATTAAACTAAACGGAAAATCCTGTGGAGAAGCAGCGGCTTTAGCCTTACTTAAAGATGTTAAGGAGGAGGTGGTCGCGGTTAATTTGGTATTAGATGCATATAGAGCCATAGATCAAAACCCGATACCAGAAGCCGAGGCGCTTTGGTTGCTACGTAATAGGGAAGATAGTGCTTATAAATATCTAATGGAACATGAATTATCTAAAGATAACTTACACTTCTTAGAAGATTGTTATCACGAACGAATTTGGAGGAGAGAACCTGATGAAGACTTCTTGTATTGATCACGGAAGACGTGGTAATCGGGATGGTTATACTATGTGTAAAGTTACTGGTGTAACTCGTTTAATGCACCGTGTAGTATATTGTGACCATAATAAAGTACCTTATGATAGTATTAAGGGTCTACTGATTAGACATAAATGCGATAACCCTAGATGTATTAATCCAGAGCATTTGGAAACAGGTACTGCACAAGATAATTCGAATGATATGGTATCTCGTAATAGACAGGCAAAAGGATTAAAGCACGGTATGACTAAGTTGACCGTAGAGCAGGTTAAATATATTCGTGCGAACTATAAAGCGTGGTGTCCTGAGAACGGTGCTAAAGCTTTAGGTTTAAAGTTTAACGTTTCTCCAACGGCGATACGTTTAGTACATAAAGGATTGAACTGGAAGTGTATTGGAGAGTACGCATGACAGCACGTAAGATTTCCAGAGGTCAACTAAGACCTATTGCTATGAAGCTCTATAAGGAACAAGGTGAGAAGTGTTTACTATGTCACAAGCCGATTGACTTTACTAAAATGGGTAGAGATTCAGATTACGCAGTGGATCATGACCACGTGACAGGTTTAATACGTGGTACTCTTCACCGTTCTTGTAACGCTGGTGAAGGTAAGGTAATTAATGCAGTAGGTTCTTGGGGCAGTAAGTCTAAAGAGCATACAGCGATCCGAGAGTGGTTGCAGAACCTACTTAATTATTATGATTATTGTGATGCACATCCAACGACTATGATTTACCCAAGTCACAAAACTGCCGATGAGAAGAAAGAAGCTCAACGTGTGAAGCGAAATGCAGCAGCACGAAAAGCACGAGCAGTAGTTAAACAACGTAAACAGAAAGGTGAGTAATTTATGTCTAAAGTAGTATTCAGCAGTTTAAAAGAATGGAAACAACGTGCCCTTCGTATGCACTTTCAAGGTCTAACTAGCTCAGAGATTGCTACAGAGTTAGGTATTTCTGATCGAACTATTCGAGATAACATTCAGAAGTTAGCTCATCGTGTTGACAAGAGTGTAGCATTGAAGCCACGTAAGCCTACAATCTTTGTAATTGGTGATACTCAAGTTAAACAAGGTATTAGTCTTGATTATATCCACTGGATTGCAAACTATATCAAACTTAAACAGCCTGACATTATTGTACAGATTGGCGATCACTACGATATGGCATCGTTAAGCACATATGATAAAGGGCAACTTAGTGCAGAAGGTCGTCGATTCGTATTAGATATTGAGGCAGGTGATGAAGCACTAGGTATCATTGAAGATTATATCCGATCTGTTAAAGGTTATAATCCACGTAAGGTTGTGGTGTTAGGTAATCATGAAGATCGTATTGATCGTTTTGTTAAGACTCATCCAGAGTTTGAAGGTCTGATTGGTACGGATAAATTAGCTTTTCACGATTATGGTTGGGAAGTTATCCCATTCTTAAAACCGCATAATATTTGTGGTATTCACTTTGTACACTACGCAGTTAACGTGAATACAGGTAAACCACTAGGCGGTAATCTTGATCTACGTCTTAAGACAGTTGGTGAATCTTTCGTAATGGGACATCAACAGATGTATGCTTATGCAGAGCGTCAATTACCTATGACAGGTCGTAAACAGTTTGCAGCAGTGGTTGGTGCATGTTATGTACATGACGAGCCATATAAAGGTTGGCAGGGCAATCACCACTTCCGAGGCTGTTTAATGTTGTATGGTTGTGGTGATGGTTATGCTATGCAGAAGAAAGTTGAACTTGAACACATGCGAGAAATTTACGAAGGAGAACATGCTTAATGAGTTATAAGATAGGTTTAATTGGACTAGCAGGTTCAGGTAAAGACACAGTAGCAGTTATCTTACAAGAGGCTTTAAAAGAAAGAGGTCAAGTGTTTGAAATTGATCGTTATGCAGGCTTACTTAAAGAAGCAGCACGTCAAGTGTTTGGTGAGAACTTTGATGATCGTAATGTGAAGGAGGTGGATAAGTTCGTAGATTTATATCTAGCTGATAAGATTATTGATGCTACTGATTATGTGTACCTTAAGCTTAATAGGTCTGATATAGATTTAGATGAATGGAATGCTTTATGCCAAAAACATATTGACTCTTGTACTTGGATGAGTCCTCGTAAGTTCCAACAACTATTAGGTACAGAAGTAGGGCGTGCTATTGATCCTGATATTTGGGTTAATTATCTTAAGAATCAAGACCGTAACCTAATCATCCCTGATGTTCGTTTTGGTAATGAGGATGTGGACTTCAATATCCTAATTACCCGACACCCTGTACCGCAAGGTAAACTACATGCTTCAGAAGTATACGCAGCCGAACTACAGCTATCTGATAACCCTTATGATTATGTAGACTATGTAATTCATAATGACGGTTCTATTGATGACCTCAAACGTAAAGTCCAACAGTTAGTAAACAAAATTAAAATTTAGGAGATATAATGTCTGATCTATACCAACGCCAAATAGCTCTTGAAGAATCATACAGTCACGATAGTATCATTGCTGGTCAGCAACAAGTACTAGATGCATATCAACAAGGACGTGCTGCTGACGTAGGTACAGGTCGTATCCTATTAGCTAAAGCATTTGAAGTTGGTGTAGAAGCTTTAAATGCAGCTAAGAAACAAAAGATTCGGGGTGTTGGCGGTAAATATTTAAAATTACTTTCTATCGCTGATCCAGAAGTTTTAGTAATGGCTGCATTACGTGATATTATTAATGCATGTGCTGTACCTGAACCAGTGTCTATGCAGAAAGTACTTACGAGTATTGGTCGTATGATTGAGTCAGAGTCTATGTTGGTATTTATGCAAGAGTTAAACCCTGCATATACTGACAAGACTATCCAATATTTAGACAACACAGGTACAAAATCAGTTACCCACCGTTATCGTACATTCTTAGCAGGTTCTAAGTCTATTCAATTAGATTGGGAACAGTGGTCACAAGAGGAGCGTATAGGTGTAGCTAAGTTGTTGGTAAGTTGTTTATATGACGCTACAGGATTATTCCAATGGGCTAAACTGGATAGCGGTATGTACCACATTAAAGCTTCTGAACCCTTAGCGAAGCACTTTCAGGATGCAGCGAGTGCAGCGAGAGCAGTTGTTAAATACCCGCCTATGTTGATCAAACCTATGGATTGGGAAGGACAGTATAACGGTGGGTATTTAACTGAATGGTTTAAACATAACTCACCTATGTGTGGTATTCGCTTTATTAAGAAAGAGCACAAGCATTGGGTTATTGATAACTTAAACAATGGCGCAGAGCTAGTTAAGGCTGCAATGAATAAAGCACAGTCTGTACCTTACAGGATCAATAAAGATATCTTAGCAATCTTACGTAAAGCAGTTGCTATGCGTGTAGGTATTTTAGGTTTACCAAGCTATCAACCTGCACCGAAACCTGCATTTCCTTTTACCGAGGATTGGTTAAAGTCAGAGGCTACTGAGGAAGAATTAGATCAGTTCCAATTCTGGAAAGGTTTAATGAGTTCATGGTATACACAAGAAGCTAAACGTGTTGGTCGTCAACATGGCATCTTAAGTCGTATTCAAGAACTGGTTAAATATCAGGACGAAGAACGTTTATACTTTCCAACGTTTATTGATTGGCGAGGTCGTCTTTATTTCCGTAGTAGTATTAACCCACAGTCCAACGATTGTATTAAAGGTTGTCTTGAATTTGCAGAGGGTAAACCTCTAGGTAAAACAGGACTTAAATGGTTAAAGATTCATGTTGCAAACTGTTGTGGTTATGATAAACATGATCCAGATTTGAAGGAGAAATGGTGTGATGATAACTGGAACTATATTAAGAACTTCATTAATAACCCTTTCGATGTGGATGCACCCGAACCCGACACAGCATTTACCTTATTACAAGCAGGTCTTGCTCTCCAAAGTGCCCTCGCACTTCCAGACCCCACCACTTACGTTTGTCATGTCCCCGTTGCTATGGACGCAACTTGTTCAGGACTCCAACATCTCTCGGCGCTTACTAGAGATGAAGTTGGTGGACTTTACACGAACTTATTAGACAACGGTGAAGACCAGAAGTCTGATATTTATATGCGTGTAGCGCACATAGCAGATGAGTCTAAACTAGAATTAGCTGATTCTCCTGCTGTACGTCAGTATTGGGTGGATAAACCTATTAGTCGTAATATGGCGAAGAAACCTGTGATGACTTACGTATACGGTTCGAAGTTATTATCAACTATTCAAGGCTTAGCTAATGATATGTATGAAGCAGGTATGGATGAGATTCAGTTAGATGGTAAGACAGTCTTTACTTACAACCGATTAGCTAAACCAGTTGGTAAGGCATTACGTAAAGGTGTCGAAGATACTGTACCTAAATCTGCTGAGATGATGAACTACTTGCAGAACGTTGTACGTAAAAATAAAGCTGATGCTATGCGTTGGTTTAGTCCAGTAGGTGTTCCTGTTGTGAATTGGGCAGAAGGTATGGTGACTAAACTTGTAGCAATTCGTTCGATGGGAATCTCCAGAATTGCTTATAATTATCCAGATAACCAATATAATACCTTAAGAGCAGCTAACGGTATTGTACCTAACTTTGTACATAGTATGGATAGCAGTCACTTATGTTTAACTATCTTAGATTTCGATGGTCAAGTTCTACCAATTCATGACTCATTCGCAACCCATCCTAGTGATGTGGAAGCTATGCATGTATCATTACGTAAGACATTCATTGAAATGTATACACAATTCAGTATTGAAGACTTCTTAAAGTTTAACAATATTGATCTTGAAGAGTACACACCACCACTTACAGGTAACTTAGAGTTATCGGAAATTTCTAAATCCCGTTATATGTTTGGTTAATACTAAGCCCATGTGCCTTGAGCATGTGGGCTTTTTTTTGAAGTTACACTTATAGAAGGGAAGAACCTTTTTTTTGAAGTTACACTTATAGAAGGAGAGAACCTTTTTTTTTGAAGTTACACTTATAGAAGGAGAGAATGAATGAGTGCAAGAGACATTCCATTATTCACTCAAGAGCAATATGATTACTTAGATAAGTATTGTTTTGCAGAGAATACAGAACTACTTACACCAGAAGAATTAACCTATAAAGCTGGTCAACGTAGTGTAATGTATAAGATACAAACATTAATTAACCAACAAGGTCCTACATTGGTCCGTAAGGAGATTACACGATGAGCTGGTTGAGTAAAGCTTTAGGTAGTGTTATGGGTATGTTCGGTATTGGCGGGCAGGATGACCTCGGAAAGAAGTATGAGGAAGAAATGCGTCGTCAAGCAGAAGCTCAGAAACTCCAACAGGCTAACGAACAGAAAGAAGTAACACAATTTGATGATACAGGAGGTAGTACCTTCACAGGTGCAGACGGTCCTCGTAAGAAACGACCCACAGGTGGTTATTCAAGCTTAGGGATTAATGCTTATTAGGAGGTTTTATGAAGTCCAAAGGAAATGATTTTACAAAGACTATTCGAGCTTTGTACGATGAATACACGGACGATTCTTTAAAAACAAGATTAGAAATGTATGCACTTTGGACTCTACCTAGCGTGTTCCCGACAGGTGAGATTACGGTAGATAATGGAAATGCTGAGATTGAGCATGACTACCAAAGTGTAGGTGCATATCTAGTGAATCGGTTAGCGTCACGTTTAGCGAGTACGTTATTTCCCGTAAGCACATCTTTCTTTAGAATCGAACCTAGTCAAGAGTTGAAAGACTTAGTTGATAAACGTGGTACAAGTACCCTTATCGACTTAGAGAACAAAGCTTGTCGTCGTTTATTCTTCAACGCATCTTATGCACAGATCGTGCAAGCACTGCGTTTACTTATTATCACTGGTGAAGTTTTATTACTTCGTAGAGATAATCGCCTACGTGTTTTTAGTTTAAAGAATTATGCGTTACTACGCAACAATGTAGGAGAAGTACTTGAGATCATCACACGAGAACCTAAACGTTATCGGGAATTAGATGCTGAGACTCAGGAACTACTACAAGATCGTAACGAGGACGAAACCCTTGATCTTTATACTAGAATCCGTAAGCGTAATATCAATGGAGTAATCTCATGGAAGATTACACAAGAAATAGATGGTGTACGTTTACCAAACTATGAAATCTATCGAGATAAGCTATGCCCATATATTCCTGTAACGTGGAGTTATATGAATGGTGATGCTTACGGTCGTGGTTACGTAGAAGAGTATGCAGGTGACTTTGCTAAGTTATCTGAACTCTCACAAGGTTTAACAGAGTACCAGATTGAATCGTTAATTATCCGTCATGTGTATAATGCACAGGGTGGTTTTGATGTAGAATCTGCTGTGAACTCACGTAACGGTGATTGGATTAGTGGTAACGTTAATGCTGTACAGAACTATGAATCTGGATCATTCCAAAAGATGAATGAGATTCGGTTAGGTTTAGAAGCTATTATGCAACGTCTAAACGTAGCGTTCATGTACACAGGCAATATGCGAGAAGGTGATCGTGTAACAGCCTATGAGATTGCACGTAATGCTGATGAAGCGGAGCAAGTCCTCGGTGGTGTATACTCACAACTATCTCAGAATATGCACTTACCCTTAGCATATCTATTACTTTATGAAGTTCGTAAAGACTTTATTCAGGCGATTGATAGACAAGAAATCGAATTAAATATTCTAACTGGTTTACAAGCATTATCACGTAGTTCAGAAAACCAAGCTTTATTAGTAGCAGCAAATGAGATTGCTACAGTTGCCCAAGTATTCTCACAAGTAAGTAAACGATTTAATCTTGATGCTATTGTAGATAAGATCCTACTTTCTAATGGTATTGATATTTCAGAGATTACATACAGTGAGGAAGAGATGCGGGCTAAGGCTATGGAAGAACAACGTGCAGCAGAAGCACAGCGACAACAAGTACTACAACAAGCTGGCGCACAGTTAGGTGGTAATCAATTAGAAAATACACAGGCTGCTCAATTGGCAGCAGGTATTCAATAGGAGTATTTATGAGTGAATTTAATACAGGTGGTCAAGGAAACCCTCAAGAAAATACACCGCAGGGTGGACAAGGTAATCCAACACCACAAGAATTTAATCAAGGTGGACAGGGTAACTTCCAACAGCAATTTAATCCTAACTTTGGTCAAGGTCAATTCGGATTCCAACAGAATCAAGCGTACCAAGCACCACAAGGTAATCCAACACCTGCACCAGTTGAAGATAAAACGAATACTCAACCAACTAAGGTATATACACCAGAAGATTTCGCAGGTGATAGTCCGTTGGATGTTAGCATTAAGGTTGTATCGGCTAATGCTGGCTTAAGTGAAGAAGTATTCGGGGCAGCTATTAAGAATGCTGTACAGTACGGTAATGCCGACTTAATTGATATTGCAACATTAACTAAAGGTTTAGAACCTAATATTGCAGCACAGGTGGTAGCTACGGCTCGTGCAGCTTATCAACATGCTACTCAACTTAAAGCACAGATTACACAGAAAGCACATGCTGCTGCTGGTGGTGCTGAACAGTGGCAAGAAGCTATTAACAGTTTTAACACATCCGCACCTCAAGATGTACGTGGTTATGCCATCTACCTTGAGAGTATCGGTAAACAAGATGAAGCTATCCAAGTTATTATGAACCATGTTCGCGGTGCTGGGTTAGTTAATTCTAACAACGGTGCATTGATCAATGGCAGTACTGGTGGTACAGGCGGTAAAGCTATGTCACACCAAGAGTTCTTTGTCGAGGGGGGTAAATTATGTCACACCAAGAGTTCTTGGTCGAGTGGGGTAAATTAGATCGTCAATATGGACATCAATTATACTCAAATAAAGAAGCACAGTTAAAGATTGCTGATTTACAGCGTCGTCGTGCTTTAGGCAAACAACAAGGTATTTAATAGGAGATTTATAATATGGCAGGTGCTAATTACTTCGCAGATGGTTCAACACGATTTCATTGGGGTGGTGATGAATCTAATATCGACCAACATTTAGAAATTTATGAAGGTACGGTAGATACTCAGTTTGAGTATACACAAATTTTCAAATCGTTGTCAACACAGAAATCTGTGGCTGAACGTTCTAACCAAATCCGTATTGACCGTTTAGGTGCTTCTCAAGCATTATACCGTCAATCTGGTGAAGACATTCTGGATCAACGTGTTAATTCTGATAAACTTAACGTAGTTGTAGAGGCTATGCTTTACATCCGTAACCCTGTCGATAAGATGGATGAATGGACTGCACCTAGCTTCTGGACGGAGATGGGACGTAACAACGGTACTACTTTTGGTTTAGAGTACGACCAAGCACATATCATCCGTTTACAGAAAGCCCCAGCTTGGGTAGCACCTGCTCACTTGAAAGAGCATGGTGAGTTCCACGACGGCTTCTTCGTCCCTGTAACAATTAAAGGTGGTGATAACTTAACTGATGCAGAGTTAGAGCAAAATGCTTCTGCACTTGTTAAAGCTCACGCTAAAGCTCGTGATACATTAGCTAAACGTCGTGTACCTTTACAGGACATGGTTACTTTAGTTGACGTAGATACGTTCTCAGCGTTGTTACATCATCCTAAGTTAATCAACAAGGATTACACAGCAGAAAACGGTGACTTTGCTAACCGTCGTGTGGTTAAAGTGAATGGTATCCCTGTAGTAGAGAATACTGCATTCCCTACAGCAGCTATCACTGGTCACGGTTTATCTACTACTGAAAATGGTAACGCATTCGACGTAACTGCTGAGGAGATTAAAGGTCGTATGATCATCTTCTCTAAAGCGCTATCTCTTGTGACTGTAACAGCTCAAGAGTGGACTGTTGAACCGTGGTATGATCCACGTTCTAAGTCTAAGATTCTTGACTGCTACTCTATGTTCACTGTAGATGTACGTCGTCCAGACACAGTTGGTGTTGTTCGTATTACTGAACAAGTTACACCTTAAGAATAATAACATGGAGAGCTTAACGGCTCTCCTTTCTATTTAGGAGATTTATAATATGGCAGGTGCATTATGTGAACCAATCGTATCTTTAGCATTAACTCAAACTTCTGATGATACAGCTATCGCAGATACACAAGCACAGATGGCTGCATTATTAGAGCAAGTACGTGCGTTACAGGCTAAGGTAGAAGAGCAGGACAAAGCCCCGACACGTTCTAAGACAGCAGCTAAAGCTGAGTAATAGGAGGTGATATGGCTGGTGCTATTGGTCCACCGATTGTTTCAGAAGCTATTACAGGTGGTTCATCTGATCCACAGTTGGTTACTATTCAAGCTTCTATTGATGAAATAAAGACTGCGGTTGCAGCAGTTAAAACGGTTGTGGATTCGAACAAAATAGAGATTGCTATAGTTAAGACTAACGTAGGGACTATTAATACGAATACTAACACAATCAAAACAGATGTCGGTACGGTTAAGACTGACACCGCAACAATTAAGGCTGATGTAGCTGTTATTAAAACTAATACTACACCAACCACGTAAACTCGAAAGGGTTTACTTTAAGATATGATATTCAAACAATGATGATTGCAATAACCTTGCAGTGTGGGTACAAGTGTAATGGCTGGCTATGCATAATATCATATCTTAAAGTAAATCAACATAACAAGGAGGATGTACTTATGACTCTACTTGAAGCTGTAAATGCTATCCTACCTTATTTAGGACAGCATGTTATTACACGTGTAGAAGATTCACGGAACCCTACAGTATCCCGTATCGTTGCAGCTATTGATCGACAACGTAAGAGTGTACTTGCAGAGGGTCACTGGTTTAACGAAGTTCCTAATAAGGTACTATTGTTAAATACAGACAAGACAATTGATGCACCACTTAATACATTAGCTATTTATGGTATTACTAAGCGTGTAGCTAAGCGTGGTCCTAAACTATATGATATTGATAATGACACACGGTACTTTACTGGACCTGTTAAAGTTAAGATTATCTATGATTATCCATTTGAAGAACTACCAGAGTATGCTGCACAGTACATTACGTATTTAGCAGGTATCGAAGTATACGTCTCTGATTATGGTGTGGAGAACTCTATTCAACTTATGACAGAACGTAAAGAAGCTAACCGTTTATTATTAGTTCAAGAGAATATGCGTAATCGTAAATGGAACAGTAATGATGCAGCTATGCGTCGTAGTCGCTTCCAACGATATTTAAGACGATAGGAGTTATTATGATTCTTGAGGGAGTGTACCCGTCATTCTTGAAAGGTGTATCACAGCAAACACCTCAAGAGCGTAGTGACGGACAATTAGGCGCACAGCTTAATTTATTATCTGATGCTGTAACAGGTTTACGTAGACGTGGTGGGGTTAAATTCCGAACCAAGTTAGCAGGTATTCCTAATAGTAGCTATATACGTTTAATTGACATTAATGGTGTTACTTACATTATGATCGTAGATACTGTTACAGGTACTTTAAAGATTTATAATTTTGATGGTTCCTTACTTAAAGCACATCAAACAGATTATCTTAAAGCCTCCAATGGTAAGGCTAGTATCCGTAGTACAGTCTCACGTAATAATTGCTTTGTATTAAATACAGAACAAGTTATTACTAAGACACCTACAGGCGGTACTAACCCTATACCTAATCCAAGTACAATGGGTTATATCAGTATTCGTTCTGGTCAGTTCTCTAAGATGTATTCAGTAGATATCAAGTCAGGTTCTTATACCTTAAGTTTTGGTGTGGGTACATCGGGTAGTGAGGCATGGCAGGCTACTCCTGAATGGGTAGCTACTGAGATGGAGAATAGGATTAAAGAGGATACTACTCTTAATGCGCGTTATACTGTTGTACGGGAAGGTAGTACGGTTGCACTTAAAGCTAAATCTGCTATAGATACAAACTTGCTAGTGATTGAGTCTGGTACAGGTAGTACTTATATTCAGACGAGTAATTCTAGTCGTGTACAAGGTAAACAGGATATTATTGCTAATCTACCTAATATCTTAGATAAGTATATTATTGCGGTAGGTACAGTAGGTAACTCCGCTTATTACCAATACAACGCTACTACAAGTACTTGGAAAGAATGTGGTGTATATGAGGCTCCATATAAGTTCACTAACGAACCTATTTACTGGTACTTTGATGATACCGATACTATCCAAGTTAAAAGCCTAGATATTCAACCACGTACAGCAGGTGATGATGATAATAACCCATTACCTAAGTTTGTGGATTTTGGTATTACAGGTATTAGTGCATACCAATCACGTTTAGTACTACTTAGTGGTTCATATGTTAATATGAGTGCTACAGCAGACTTTAATGTATATATGCGTACCACTGTAGAGGAATTACAGGATGATGATCCTATTGAGGTGTCTAGTACTGCTCTAAGTTCGGCACAGTTTGAGTATGCTGTTCCGTACAATAAAGACTTAGTTTTATTGGCTCAGAATCAACAAGCTGTTATCCCAGCTAATAGTACAGTACTTACACCTAAGACGGCTGTTATCTATCCAAGTTCAAAAGCTAACATTAGTATGGCTAGTGAACCACAGGTCGTATCACGTAGTTTGTATTATACATATCAACGTGGTACAGATTACTATCAAGTTGGTGAGATGATCCCTAATGCTTACTCAGATGCACAGTACTATGCACAGAACTTAGCAGACCATATCCCGTTATATGCTACAGGTGTTTGTACTTCAATCACAGGTAGTACTACTGATAATATGGCAGTGTTCAGTTCAGACCAGAAAGAGTTACTTGTACACCAGTACTTGTGGGCAGGTGAAGACCGTCCATTAATGAGCTTCCATAAATGGGAATTACCTTATGATGTGCTTCATGTACAGTTCCTGCAAGAGTATTTAGTATTATTCATGGATGTAGGTGATGATTTAGTGGTTGGTACTATTAACGTACAGTTAAACCAACTAGACAATAAACCTATCCCATTCTTAGACATTTACCAATACGTAGATATTGTGGATGGTGAAGGTACATTACCTGAGTTCTTACCAGATGGTGAGTTAGTAGCTGCGGTATACAGTTCTGAGACTATGCGTCATGCTATGGTTCAGTATGAAATCGAAGGTACTAAGATTAAGTGTCAATTCAATGGACGTATTTATCTAGGTGTACCTTATGAAAGTTCACTCACACTAACACCTCCTTTTGTTAAAGATGATAAAGGTCGCGTAGTTGCTGGAAGTAATAGTACAGTAGTTGATCTTACAATGACATTCAAAGGTACAGGTGAGTTTGAGTACCATGTTTCTGATACCTATGGTGATGTATTTGATGGTGAAACATCCGCACAGGCTTGGTCAGAAGCACAACTAGGGTATACGCGAGTAAATACAGTTAGTGATGTTAAATTCCCGTGTGGTACATTATTAAGTTCGACAGAGTTTAGTGTTAGAACTACTGGTACAACTGAGTTAAACATCATTAGCACTAGTTATAATATCCGTATACCAAACAGAGGACGGAGACGTTTATAATGGCTATGAACATGCAAGGTGGTATGCAAGGCGCACAGACAGGTGCATCTATCGGGAGTAATTTCGGTCCTTATGGTGCAGCTTATGGTGCTATTATTGGAGGTGTGTTAGGGTTATTAACACCTGACAAGGATATGGAAGCCTTAAAAGCATACAACAAACAAGTGGTACATAACTTAGGTTCTACGTTATTCGATATGGATCGTCAGCGTAACATAGAGAACTTACGAACATCCCAAGCCCTTGACTCTTATCGGACACAAGGGCAAGTAGCAGCTTCTCAATTTAATGCAGCATATGGTGCAAGAGATATTATTGGCGCAAGTGCTGATGCTCTTAAGAGTACTTTAGATCGACAAGTTCAACAGGCTACACGACAAGTGTGGATTGATTGGGAAGTTGGTGTAGATAACTATAACACTCAAATTAATGAGGTTGTAAACCGTGCAGCAGGTTCTTTACGTCGTAGTAAAGCTGAGACATCTAAGGTAGATTACGCAGGGATGTTTAAACAAGGTATGGATATGTACCAACAATATAAAGGTGGTTCTACAGGGACTACTACAATGAGTTCCACAGGTGGTGGTTTATCTGGATTATCCGATTTCGGATCATTCGGTAAATCTGGTTCTGCTATGGGTACAAGCTCAGCAGGATCATTAACAGCGTAATATGGAGGGTATATGGCTACTCAAATTCAGATGCCAAATGTACGTGATGTACAAGTAAGTAATTTACAAGCTATCGAACGTCCAGCAGAAGGTAATGCATTGAGTAGCTTTATGCAAGACATATTACCTGCTGCGGACAAAGCTTTACAAACATATAATAAGGAAAATGCTGATCGTCTTATTGCATTAGGTCGTAGTGATCAAATGAATGACGTACAGCGAGAAGTGAATTGGCTTGATGGTAAATACTATAATCAAGGTAAAGAATACCAGAAGTTAGTAGCTACACAAGCACAACAACTTCAACAATTCAATGCACGTATCAAAGAGATGGCAGACAGTGGTGCAAGCTCGGATGAGATGTACCAAGTAGGTAAAGAGTATTTAACTCAATACACAGATGCTATTTATAACAGCGATCTTGATGCTGACTTTAAAGAACATCTTTATAAGGAAGGTTTAAAAGAGAATGCTGTCTATCAGAAAACTATCAAGGACACACAACAACGTGTTGCTATCGATAAAGCTTATCAGAGTACATTAACATTACAGGCTAACTATGTAAATACATTACGTACTACAGAGTTAAGTGGTGATGAATTAGACGTACTTACTTATGCATACGTGAATCGTTCTGTAGCTGCTAAGATGACTGCTGACCCTAATTTAACATTAGAAGAAGCTACTAAGTCAGCACAGGATGAAATAGCAAGTGCGTTTAAGTTTATCGGGCAGCAAATTGATCCTACAGCACAAGGTGCAGATCAAGTGGTAAATAAACTACGAGGTATGGTAGATCATGCTTATACTAAAGGGTATGTAGATTTAGATACTCTTACAGGTATACGTAAGATTGCTGATGATATTAATGTAGGTATTACTAACTACAATGATACTATGGCTGATCGTAAAGTGACTGAGTATATTGCTAGTGTTGAAGTAGGTGAAATTCCTTTAGATTCTGATGATTATAATGAACAGATACATGCTATTTATAGTAACACTAATTTGAGTGAGGATAAGAAAACATCTTTGACTCGCCAATTAACTAACTCTTATGTAACTCAACATAATAAGGTTATGAATGCGGATATTGATATTAACACTATTGACCAATTCCCTGACATGATTGACTTTATTGCAAGTACAGGTAAGGGTGAAGACACGTTTGTAAACCTTTGGACACAGAAGCATCTACGAGAAGCTAATGGTGATGTTTTACAAGGTGGTATGGCTATGATTAACCACGCCTTCTCAGGTAAGACAGATGTACCAGAATTAGCTAAGAAGGGTGCAGAGTACGCTAGTTCACAATTTACAGGTTTTATGGGTATGACTCAAGCTGAGGCTGAGAAAGACCCTTACTACAAGAACCGTGAGCAAGTGTTTAATACAATGGCAGGTATGTACCGCAATTATTCACAAACAAATCCAGCACGTGCTGCACAGTTGCTTGCAGGTGTTCCAGAAGAATATCGTGGAGCAGTAGAGCAGTTATGGCGTAATGGTGGACGTATGACTGATGCTCGTGAATTAGTGCGTAATCCAGTTAATCGTCAAGTTCGTTACGAGAACATTGATAAAGCGACAACTGCATTGACAGCCGATACAACTAAATTAGATAAATGGTTTAGTCGTGGTCATGGTGGTGGTTTCTGGAATAGTCAGAAATCTGCTGTCAAAGATTCACAACTTAATGCTATTATAATTGCTGCTAAAGCTGGTAAGTTCCAGTTAGCACCAAGTACTACTACAGCTAGTCCTGAACTTCTTATGGCTAACATGGAGGCTTTAGGTATGCTACAGAAATCACCTAAAGGTTATGCGAGTACTGTATTAACACCTAATGCTGCTAATGTAGTGAAAGGTATGAAGTCAGATAACGGTGTTCCTTTAAGTTCTGATCTGTTAGGTGTAGTGGTAGATAAGTATCGTCAAGAAATTGCTAAGAGCCTTAAGACTAGACCAGAGGATATTGTTGTATCTTCTGATGAGGGTGGTACAGGTTTATATTTCCAAGCTTATGACAAAGAAGGTAAGTTAGTAAACGTGTCAGGTGTTGCAGGTATGCAAGGGGCACAGATTACAATGAACCGTCTACGTAACGATATGGCTAAGGAATATAGTAATCGTGGTAGTAAGCAATTAGCTGCTACTAAGACTTACTCAGGTGGTTTAGTTACTGGACCATCAAATACGTTATATGGTGAGAACATGCGTCGCTACGGTGGTGCTATGTCTGGTGGTCGTGCTAGACCTGTTACTATCAATAGTAACGGCAGTCTTGGCACATTCCCACTTAAGCGTATTGGTGGCGGTACAAGTACCGTGCGTATCCCCGCTAACATGGCAGGTATGTTCAATGGTAATATAGGCTTAGCTACACAGCTAGTAAGTAACTTCAATACATTCGAATCTTTCGCATCTCAGCAATCTTTTGTTAAAGGTGTAGGTGGCGCAAGTTCTGGTAATGTATATGGGCATGGTATTCGCATGGATAAACACCCTAAATGGAAGGCTAAGTTTGATGCAGTAGCAGGTGATCCGCAAGGTATTATGAAAGTTGAAGCAGACTTCTTCAATGAATACTTTAAGGGTATGGGTAATCGTCTAGCTAAAGTTGGTGTACCTATTCCTACAGCAGCCCCTTACCCGCCACAGTATAAACAATCTGTTATGTTATTAGCAGATGCATGGTGGCATGGTGGTGGTGGTGCAGCAGATACTATTACACGAGCTATGAATGCACCTACCTATGCAGATGGATTACGTATTCTTAAGAGTATGCCTATCTATTCAGCAGGTGGTGCTACACAAGACAAACGAGAGAAACATCAACGTAACCGTTTCTACCGAGACGCATTACGTCAACATTTTACAGCACAAGGTAAACGATAGGAGGATATTATGGCTGGACTTTTTACAGGAACACAAGAATCTAAATTGTTACCAGAGGTTCAGCCTGAACTACCTATTGTTCCTGCTGGTAATGTACCTAAAATTAATCATGTTATAAATACACAACCACAAGGTCAAGCTGACGAAGTTGACCTTACTACCGAGACTCAACAGTTAGAGAGCTTAGAGCGAGAAACACCTCCATCTATATTGGATACAGCTATCGCAGGATTTGCACCTACTGGACGAGATTGGTTACGTAGTGGTATGGATAAATTAAGATATGACCGAGACCCTAACTTTACACCTGACGAATTTACAGATCAGTTCTTTAAAGATTGGGGTATGCAACATGCAGATGAAGCGGAATATCTTAACAAAGCAGTAAACTATGAAGATTGGAAAAGTCGTACAGAACGTATCGTGTCTAAACGTGAAGATGCTAAAGCATTAGCAGAGAACCCTATTACAGGTATCGCAGCTAGTCTTATTGACATCGACTTACCTTTGGCAGCTATCCCTTATTTAGGTTGGGCAGCTAAAGGTTCACGTATGGCTCAGATGGGTGTACGTGCAGCACAGGCAGCTACAGCAGCAGGTGCAGCTTATGGTGTAAACTTAGCCTTAGAGGGTCAATCTATTCGGTCTGAGGACGAACGTTTTATGGATTCCATTACGTTTGGTCTAGGTGCTGGGTTACGTGCTATTAAACCTGTACAACATCTTGATGATGCTGTTAGTGCTGAACTCAAAAGTTTAGGCTCTACAGACCATCTTATCGAACCACATGTACAGCAGTCTTTAGAGACTGCTAAAGAGGATATTATTAAATCTACATCTATGCCTATTAGTACACCGAGTGGCGCACCTTCCGATATAATTAAAAAACATGGTTGGTTGGCAGAGTTGTCTAGCTCTTATGATAAGCTTTATTATTTGACTCAAGGTGATAATTCAACACTGGTTAATCGTTTATTAACAGGTGTACACAACAATGGTGATGATGTAGCTACAGCACAAGCAGCGTACTTAAACAACTATTCATGGCGTTTGGCTGGTTTAGAGAAAGATTTAAGTGATGCTGTATCAGAGATTACGTTGGTTAAACCTAATCCTATTACTCGAAATAATGGATCGTATGGTAGAGCCACACAAGAAACAATGGAGAAGTTCCAAGAGTCCATGCAACGCTTAGACGCTAAAGTCTTAGAATTAACAGAGCAATTAGGTCAAGTACCTTCTGATGCAACTATCAAGCAACTTATTAATACTATTGAACCGCATCCAAGTATGCAACGTGTTATGCGAACCTATATTGATTCAGGTTTTGCTACACGTGTACTAGATGATGCTAAAGCGGTAGGATTCTTAGAAGCAGAAGGTGCTGATCAGATTGTACGTCGTAGTACTTATATGCCTGTACGTCATAGTTATGATCGTATATTAGATGCAGTCGAGAATCGTAAGCTAGGTTCATGGGATGATATTGCTCATTTCTATGGCAAGCAGATTACCCGTATCTACCCTGAACTGTTAAACCCTAAAGGTAATTTCAAATTAACTGAGAAGCAGGTTGGTCAACACTTCTTGCAAACGCAACGTGATGCTGCTAGGAACTTATCTGAGGTAGCAACCACAGGTATGACTAAGGAGCAGATTCATGACGTACTTACGCGTGCAGGTTTAAGTAATGCGGATGCTAGTGGTGTAACTGCTCGTATGTTTGAAGCTTCTAAAGATGCACAAGGTCAACCTAAGAACCTACGTAAGCGTATGGATTGGGATTGGAATATGACTTATAAGTCTAGTACTGGTAAAACATTCGGTATGAAAGACTTAACAGATTCCAGTACCTTTGGTAATCTTGAAGAGTATTCGCGTCGTATGGCTGCTCGTAACGGTCTAGCACAGTACGGTATTAAGTCTGAGGTAGAGTTAGATAACCTATTAACTTCATACTTAGATAAATTACCTAAAGGGCAAGACCCACAGAAAGCACGTAAGTTCTTTCAAGCAGTACGTGATGACTTACTAGGGCGTCCTATCGGTGAAGCTGCACCAGAAGCTTTACGCACATCTCAAGCAGTAGCAGATATGATGTTACTAGCTAACTCAGGTCTATACGGTATTATCGACGTAGCGACTCAGGTTTATAAGACGGGTGTAGTACGTAGCTTCCCACATATCTATCGTGGTCTAAAGACTGCTGTTAAAGGTATGAAAGGGTTTAGTACTTCTGAGGCTAAGACGTTGGAGGACATCTTCACAGGTAAACTTATTGCACCTTCACGCTGGAAGAACTTCATGAGTCATTATTCAGATGGTTATTCAGTATCTAATGGTATTCATGAGGCTGCACAGTACTACAGCCAGAGTACACGTTTCCTAAACTTATCTGAGTATCTTAAACGATTCCAGATCGGTATGTTAATGGGTGTATATGGTGATGTATTACGTGGTGTTGCTAATGGTAATGCTCGTGATATTAAGTACATGAAGAGCAAGATGAAGGTATCTGATGAACTGCTTAGCGCTATACAGGCTGAATGGAAAGCTAAAGGTGGTAATATCGACTCGTGGTCTAACGCTACCCGTGCTGCTCTTGAACAGAAGATTTTCAATGAATCTGATAACTTAGCATTTAACATCCAGAAAGGCGAAGTACCTAGTATTCTTGAGCATAGTACTATGGGTAAGGTTGTCTTCCCATATATGCGTTATGCGTTTGCTATGCAACAGAAAGTACTACGTCGTACATTGAACCGTGATGGTGCTGTAGGTCTAGCTTTACTCATGGCAGCACAAATGCCCGCAGCTATGCTAGTAGGTGCAGCGATTAACGTGCGTAATGGTAAAGAACCTGATGAGGACCTTGCTAAGATGACAGTTAAGACTATGAGTGCTTTAGGTTCTTGGAACTACCCATTAGAGATGCTTATTGGAGGTGTTGACCAAAGCTCAGTAACAGCTTTAGCCCCGTTAGGTAAAACATGGAATTTTGTGAGTGAGTTGGCTACAGGTGAGCCAGACTTAATTACGCTAAAGAAAAATAGTATTGCTAACTCAGCAGTATTGTTAGATGCTTTGGCACTAGCTTTTGAGGATTGATAATTTATGAATATACTACGCTCATTTACAGAGACAGTGGTGACTACACCTACAGACCTTTTCCCTATCAGTTTTGAATATGATGAGAAATATGATGCTGTACATGTCTTTCTTAATGACGTAGCAGTTGAAGACTTGGGGTATACTGTATCTCAAGTTAACGCTGTTACTCTAAAAGTTGAACCTGCTATTACAGAAGGTACGGTTCGTATTGAACGCGAAACAGATATTGATAAGATGAAGTACATCTTTGATGCTGGTGCGTTATTCATTGACCAGAATGTTGATGCAGATTTTAGACAGATCGTGCACTCTCAGCAAGAGGTGCGGGATGGCTTTATTAAACTACGTGGTGATGTACTACCATTAGTGCATGGTTTACAAGAAGCTTTGCAACAAGCACAGGAGGCTAGCGAAGCTGCTCAAGAGGCTGCTAATGCAGCAGAAGTAGCTGCTTCACAAACACAGTACTACTTAAAGTACTTCAACCCTGAAATAGTGTACCCTAAAAATGCGCGCATTATGCTTGATAATGGCGATATTGTTCGCTCTACCGTTGCGAATAATACATCCAATCCGAATGTTGATATGACTGGATGGGTAAAGGTTAATTCTGTTAGTCAGATTTTTGATGAAACTTACAATATCACCCAATCAGTAATTAATGGAAATCTAATTACTGTTGATAATTTTGGCGCAAAGGGTGATGGGGTTACAGATGATAGCGCAGCTTTTCAAGCATATTGTGATAGTGCTTTAACTGGACAAAATCTATATCTTGGGGCAAAAGGTCGCTACATCATCAAGAATCAAGTAGACCTAAAAGGTAAAGGTTTGGTTGGCAACGGGTGCGGAAAGGTTAGTGAGTTCTACTACAACTTAGGTTGTATTGATGTTGATGGCTCAAGCCCTGATCTTCAAGGTAAAACAGTATTCATTAATTGTGGTCCTACAATCCAAAATCTTACTGCAAGATGCTCTAATGGGGCAGGAAAACAGGTCTCATTTATTGAAATAGACGGCTATCTAGCCAATATTGACCACATAACGCTTATTAATTTCTACAATCAGATTGTTGTTAAACAAGCACTTGTTGGTTTTAACTTCACAAACGCTTGGTTATATTACTCACAAAATGCTGGAATTTATTGTGAAGACCCATTGAACCGAGTCAGCACAACTGGAACATTTCACAACATTTATTTCCAATTAGGTGACGGTTATGCAATGATTTTCGACAGGGATATCCATGGGTGTGATTTCGATAATATTATATTCGAATCTATGAATGGAGGTATCAAGGCTCGAACAGTAGCACATTGCGGGTTTGGTAAATTCTGGTGTGAGAACTTAAAGACAGCTACATCTAAAGATTGGCTAGAAGTCACTGGTGCTAATAGCTGTTATGGGAATAGCTTTACTGGCTATGTTAAATTATTAGGCGGCTGGACATCAAAAACATCACCAATACTAGATTCTTTGTCAACAAATAACTACGGTGGCGTGTCGGTTAGTGCGGACGGTATATCAATCGTTGCAGCAGGCAACAAAGCTAAGATGCTAATGCTACCTAGCGGCTTTAAAACAGGTAATGCTGTCATTGACGAAACACATATTAACTCTACTACTGTAACACCATTAACTAAACGCCGTGTTATCGGCGCAGATGCTTCTGGCGCTCAGTATCTTGCATCGGATACGTACACTAAATTATCTCGTAAATGGAGTACGTATAATCATGGTTCTAACAACGCGGGTGCATTCTATGCACCAATGATGCTGACTTATGATCAGTCATTCAGCACACCTCAAAATAACAACGGTTGGAAGATCGTAAAAGAGTCAGTCGGGGTATATCGAGTTGAGCGAGTTTCTGGAAATACAGCGTTAATCACAAATGGGCACATTGTTGTTGGCTCACCACTAATGGGTTCTCGTCGGGGTACTGGAACAGGTGCTACGCATGGAATTCAAATGATTGAGACCTATGCAGGTTCGTGGACTTCTTACACAGAAGCGGCTGGTTTTAAAGTGTTTTGGCGCGATTCTAGCAATGCCCTAGTCGATCCTCATAGATTTACAGTTGCATTTACAGCAACGAGTTAAATTAACCCCTTTCGGGTTTTCCTATAAATTTATTTATATAGGATGAATCTATAGTGGATTTTGTTTAACATGATTCTGGAGTGGCTAAAAGCCCATGTAGGCGTCATT